AAAGCCCAAATCGCCAAGCTTCGGGTGTGATACCCACAACCTTCACCTCTATAAAGAGGATTCTATTGACACATTATTGACAAACTCAGCCTCAAAGTCAGCTCGGATCGGAGCATCTTCAAGGTTTCCTACGCCTATAATTGTGTTGATCTGGGTTTCAAGGTTGTCCAACCCTGCAGCCCTGCGAGCTATCTTATCGGCAATCTCTGTATCTTTCCAATTCTTTGGAGGAGAGAGGTTTGCATTCTCAACAGCGAAAGAAGCCTTCTCAAAAACAAGTTTTCGGTAGTTTTCTCCCTTCTCAAGCCATGTTTGAGCCACATTCTTAGCCGCATCGACCAAATGCGGTGCCACCTTGTTGTCACTTTTTACCAAGTGTGTTTCAGGTCGAAACTCCATCCATTTCTCCCTCCTAGATCGTTGCTTAAGAACATTTTCCCCGCAATTATGTTTCTTGGCAAGTTCTTTAATTGTCATTCCAAGGGCAAATTCGCCTCGGATTACGTCGTAGTTGAGTTTGAGGGCTTTAGGCATAAGGCCTTCATCCATAACACACACCCTGCAACCCTGCAACCCTTTTCTGTAACCACCACAAAATGGTTACAACAAACCTGTAACCGATACAGACATCGGGTTACACAACAAACAGAAAGACCACAAACACATGAGCGACACACACATAGAAGATCCCGATAAATGGATCGAAGACGCCAACAACGCCTGCCCTGCAACAACAGCAACCCACCACCTCGATGTCTTCAACGAAATGGTAGGTAGCGAACCCGAGCACTCATCCGAAGGGAAACCTGCAAACTACGTCCCAACATTCGAGCACATGGCACTGCTCGCTATCGGGTCGGACAGCGAGGTTGAAATCGACGATAAGATTCACTGGGTCAAAGCTAAGTTCTGCGACCGCAGCGAAGCTCGTATGTTTCGTCAGGTGCTAAAAGCCTGCACAACCTTCAACTTCAAACACAAGCTCGAAGACAAAGACGTAATTGAGTTTTGGGTCTGAGCAAGTAAGAACATCAAGAAAACATTAACTATCATCAAATTATGCATAAAACTGACACCGACACTTACATAAGGGCTCTCCATTTTTGGGGGAGAAAATCGAAATGAAAATACGTTGCCACATGAAAAACGTCTACGGAGAGGAAAAACTATATCCCCTCGACAATATCGCAGACCTAAAACTACTCACAGGAACTACAACCCTGTTACCCAGACACCTGAAAGCCCTGCGTAACCTCGGACTCGATATCCAGTTAGTAGAACAACCCAGAGAATTAAACAAAAGGTATAATATCTGATTGACATCTTTTGCACATGATTGCAAATTAACCCACACAGAAAGCCAAATCAAATGCCCGAACCAACATTCTATCGGGTGTCGGTAGTCCCTAGCAGTTCAAACTTTAGGAACTACAAACACCTGCATCTGGAGGTAATACCTCCCGATTACAGCCCACCAACCATCAAAGCCAAGTGGCAAAGCCACTACGAAAACGGGGTTTTCGCAGATTGGTATGCCCTATCCACTAGCGTAAAAGCAGAGACCTACACCAAGCACAAGATTGCCGATAAGTATCTCAAGAAGATATACGGAATAGTAAAAGGACAACGAGTCTACAACGATAGCCCGCAAGGAGTCATAGCAAGACTCGAAAAAGCTAAGATTATGGAAGGCGTATACGACATCAGGATAAGCAAACTTGTCCATACTGCGGCAGTGCTACCCGCCACTTACTTCCGATACAGCGCCTACGACAAGGAGACTGATCACAATATCATCTCCACGTTAGCTAGAGACCACGACGAAGCCCTGAAAGACTTATGGGATCGTATGCGTTCCTACTCTGACGCCTCGTTTGCAGCTTGGCTAATGAATGGCAAGCCTATTCGCAAAAGCCACGAAGCTGGCCCAAAGCCTATCGCCTTGGAGCATATGCTTAACCCTAACTTCGACCACAAAGCACACAACGCCAGCCTAAGCTTGTGACCAGACCAACCCACTTCGAGAATGCAGGGGGAGCGTTGCTATTAGTATACGAGGACGGAACATCCCTCACCGTCCACGACAGCTTAGAAGACGCTTTCCCCGAACCTTTCCCCGAACATAACCCCGAACCAAACAACCAAAACTAGAAAACTAATATGCCCAAACACACCTGTCTCAGCAAATACGACTGCTACGCTGACGCTGACGCTCTATACATGGTCGCCCATGGAACTCAAGTCGTAGAGATTTACGACGATCTGTGTTGCAATAGATGCGCTAACTATTCAGCCGACAAACTCAAGTTCGACGGCACACGCAATGTCCGAGTCATAGAGCATGACCCTGTCTGCTCCCTATTCCCCCGCTACATGTCAGCAGCCTAACCCTAACAACCAACCAACCAAACCTGTGAACATAATCCAAAAACTATACGCCCTATTCAGCCCTGCAGCCCCGCAACCCAGCAAAGCCCAACAACAACTCGCCCGTGTTCGCGGCATCCTCGCCAGTTGTAGTCGCCGTGGTCGTAAGCCGCTAGCCTACCGCCTAACCAAGCGACAACTCGACTTGGCTAAAGGGTGGGAGGGCAACACCAACAAGCTGAGCAAGAAGCTCCGCTGTTCATGGCAAGCCGCCCAGAGATTGAGAGACACCGCCCATCGCTAGGTCGCTGGGTATAACATCGCAGTAACAACAAACAAAGTAAGTCAACCGTAAGTAAACAAAACAACAAACAGAAAACTAATTATGCCACGCTTCAAATCCTACTACAACACCCATCCAAAAATAGTACACGCATGGGTATACGGACTACTCTCACCCCACGGGTCGGAGTTCCGATCAACTCACATGGTCGCAACCCATGAGCGCATATATTCATACGGCAAGCATTTCTGCATAGCCTACAAGCTGACACCGACAACGGTATTATTGACCGACAAGTTCTACTCCCATAGCACAGTCAGACACGTTAGCCTAGTACATAACGAACTAGGTCCTTGCGGGTATGTGGACCACAAAGGAGAGCAACAAAATGGTGGGGGTTGGTTTAGGGGCTGCAAATGGGGGCCCATAGCAAACAAAACTAAGTTTGAAGTTATCAGAGTCCCTTCTTTGGACGACAACCCCACTCCTGTTGACTGGATTTCCCAATTGGAAGTAGAGGCCGCTAACTTTCTTAAGAAAGCCGAGAGGGCTAGGGAACACAAACCCCTTCGACTAAACCAAGCAGTCGACGCCCTCAATCGGATTGTTTTACTATCCCAGAAGTTCGACCTCCCGCTACCAACCCAATCGCAGTTGTCCGATAAAATCGCCAAAACTTTTGTAGTTGAGGTGTTCAAAGCTAAGTGCAACGCCTACGAAGTCCCCAGCTATGATACCCTGCACCCCTGCTACCTAGCAAACAATCTACCCGATCAAGCTGTCGCGGCTTAACGGGTATCATATCAGAGCGACAAACCAGTAACATATACAACACAGAAATACACAAAAATGAGCACTACAAACACCGTAACTAACAAAACCACCATCAAGCCCAGCCAACTCCCTAGCATCTTGGCACTCTGCCACAAGGCAAACCTCGTGCCTATCGTCCTCTCCTCCCCAGGAATCGGGAAGTCCTCACTCGCCAAGCAATACGCCGACAGCATCGGGTACAACTTCATCGACACCCGCTTAGCTTACGCTGCTCCGACTGACATCAAGGGTTTCCCTATGATCAATCGTGAGACTAACAAGATGGAGTTTGCTACCCCAGCAGAGTATCCCACTAAACCTAGGAACGTGTGGATTCTTGACGAGTTCCCATGTGCCGCCAAGCAAGTGCAGAATGGTTCACTCCAACTCACCCTTGACAAGCGTGTTGGTGACTACGTTGTGCCTGATGACACACTCATCATGCTGGCTGGTAACTCACAGGCTGATCGGGTTCACGTTGAGAAGTTGAGCAGTGCAGTATGCAACCGACTCATGTTCGTTTACCTAGCCCCTGACCTTGATGATTGGTCCAACTGGGCTATCGAAAACGGTATTGATGTCCGCATGGTAGCGTTCCTACGCTTCCGTCCTGACCTCTTGCATAACTTCGACGCTAAGAAGTGGGACGGCGAAAGTGGTTTCGCTTCTCCTCGTAGCTGGGCAAGTGCCGCTCGTCTCATTGAGCAGGAGCCCCCTGCATCCCTGCGACTTGCCCTGCTGGAAGGCCTGTTAGGTGCTGGCGCTGCCGCTGAGCTTAACGGGTTCCTCTCCATCTACGAAGCACTGCCTAGCATTGATGGCATACTGCTTGACCCCAAGGGTTCACCAGTGCCCAAAGACCCATCGGCTCGGTATGCGGTGTGTGCCGCTCTCGCTAATCGTACTACCAAAGGTAACTTTGGCCGCATCGCTCAATACGTATCCCGACTCCCCAAGGAGTTCGAGGTATTCGGAGTTCGTCTTGTCTACAAGATGAACAAGGAGATCGCAAAAACCGCTGAGTTCATCAACTGGGCCACGGACAACAAGGAAGTTCTACTCTGATTTAGAAAGAAAAACTACCCTGTATTTCCTTCAAAACTACACAACATTATGGCAACATTAACTGCACAACAGCGCTCCGAATTAGTTAAGCGGTGCGAGAAACAAATCATTGAACTGGTGCTCTCGCACACGTTCTTTGCCAACCTAACCCTCAGCCTCAAGCGTTCTTACACGGATGAGGTTGAGACTATGGCTACCGATGGGGAACGTCTACTCATTAACCCTGAGTTCGTCAAAGACCTGCCCATAGACGCCGAGGTTAGGTTCGTGCTAGCTCACGAGGCTATGCACTGCGCTATGGGTCACCCTTGGCGACTCGGTGAGCGTGATCCACAAATTGCAAATATGGCAATGGATTACGCAATCAACCTGATTCTTGACGAATACGGCAAGATTACAGGCGACAGCATCAAGATGCCTGCGATGGGGTTGCTTGATCCCCAGTATGCCGATATGTCTTGGGAACAGATATATGAGAAGCTACCTAAGCCACCGAAAGGTGGCGGTAGTGGTGGCGGTAGTGGCAGCGGCAAAAGCAAAAGCAAAAGCAAAGGCGGCATGGGCGAAGTCCTCAAAGGCGCTAACCCCATCGACCCTGTGACTGGCAAAGCCAAGTCCAACGATGACATGGCCGCTGAATGGAAGGGTAAGGCAGTGCAAGCCGCTCAGTCTGCCAAGATGCAGGGTAACTTGCCTGGGTGTATTGATCGTGCAGTAGGTAACTTGGTTGACCCCAAGATACCTTGGCAGGATGTCTTGCGCCGATTCCTTACGGAGACGGTCAAAGCTGACTACGACTGGATGAAGCCAGATCGTCGCTTCCTGCAAGATGACATCTACATCCCCGACATCGGAGATGAGGAAGCCTGCGGTGAGATTGTGGTAGCGATTGATACATCGGGTTCAATCGACGGCCCAATGCTAGATGCATTCTTTACCGAACTCAACGCTATCCACAGGGACTTACAGCCTAAGAAAGTCCACGTAGTTGCTTGTGATGCGAAGGTTCACAACCACGCTACCTTCGAGCCAGACGATACTATCATCTTCTCTCCACAAGGCGGCGGCGGCACAAGCTTTGCCCCAGTCTTTGATTGGGTCGAAGCACAGGGGATTGCCCCAAAGGCATTGGTGTATCTCACCGATCTCTACGGCTCACATTGGAATAACACTCCAGAATACCCTGTGATGTGGGCCTGCTGGAGTTCCGAAACGAAAGTCCCATGGGGAGAAGTGCTACCCGTTAAATAGAAAGGATACTTATGACGTTAGACCAAGATGTACTAGAATGTAAAACAGAGTTTACATTCGATGAACTCAGTCCCGAGGCTAGGGGAAAAGCTGTGGAAGACTTTGTTTCCAGCCTATGGGACGATTGGCATTCCGATACTGTAGAAGAGTGGCAAGGCAAGCTAGTCGAGAAAGGGTTTTCCAACCCAGAAATCCAGTGGTCAGGCTTCTGGAGTCAGGGAGACGGGGCTTCTTTTAGTTGCAGTTTCCACCTTGTAGGAGACAACGCAAAGCAGTTCCTTTCAGAAGTCGACAAAACAAAAGCGTTGGTGTTCTGGACTGAACTTCGATTAGATGGGCATCGAGTCACAGACTTCCATGTAGAGGGCAACATCACTACTTCGGGGAGATACAGCCACGAAAACACCATGCAGTTAGAGGTCTCCGACTACGGACTCGGAGATGGCTGGGGCAATGGAAATGGTTCCGAAAAACTAGAGGATAGGCTATCGGATTTTAACAGCGTCCTAGATAGAGATGCCATAGAGAAGAACATACTTGAATACGCTAGGGGGCTGGCTCAAGAAATCTACTCGGATTTAAAGGAAGAGTATGAATACCAGACATCGGAAGAGAGCGCTAGGGAGTCAAGCCTCTGCAACGATTACAAGTATGATGAATGCGGCAACCTAATATAATATGGGAAAGAAACAGCAACTACAAGAGCTTGTAGAAGGTTTGTCAACTAAACGAACATGCCTGCCAGCAGTCAGGCACAGTCCAGATATGCGACTAAGCCGTTGTAGAAAACTCAAGGATGCGTGTCACGAATCACATAGTTGGTACGTGTACACATATAACAAGATGTACAAAATATCTAGCCCACGAGTGTCTGCGGAGTTTAATGCAGCGCTCGGACTAGAAGAGAAATACTTCAACAAACTGATCACCACACTAAAAGTAATAAATAAGCTAAACCACACACAACAAACCAAATGACAACACTAACACAAACAAAAGACCTGCGCTCATGCGCAATGCTAGCCACACTCAACATCAGCGTGTGGAATCCTAAGAAGACAGACCGCATCGCTACCCTTGAAACCCTCATCAAACATGGGGCCAGCAAGGACGCTGGAGCATTCGTAAAAAACCTTCTGCCAGATGGATCAATCGACAGAGTAAAGAAAGCAGAAGGGGTGCTCAGAGCGATATTCTACAGGCACACCTTACCGTGGCGGGATGATGGGATTCGTATCCTCCCTTCCGCTTCATGGGAGGACTTTGCAAAGGATGAACGTGCTGGCCGATCCGAGTTCGATACCGCAGTAGGTGAGTTCCTAGTGAACTACGACGCGCACCGAGTAAAAGCTAAAACAGCTCTCAACGGGCTGTTTAACGAGAGCGACTACCCACCAGTCGAAGTGGTTCGCTCTAAGTTCGCAGTGCGTGTCTCGTGGTTCCCGCTACCAGATAGCGCCGACTTCCGAGTTGACTTGCCAGAAGATGTGCGTTCCCAAATCGGGAACGATATTGACACCAGCCTGTCGGAATCCATGAAAGTTGCTAACGACTCCCTATATGAAAGGCTAGGGGACGCCCTAACCCGCGTGACCGAGCGACTTGATGACGGGGATAAAATCTTCCGTAACACCCTTATCACTAACCTTCGTGATCTGTGCAAACAGATTCCAAAGCTCAATGTTACGGGGGATGAGACCCTGCTCCGTCTAGTAGGGGAAGCTGAGAAAGTTGCTGATCTTGAGCCCGATCAGATTCGTGCAGACGATACGGTTCGCAAGACGGCCCACAAGACAGCAGGCGATATTCTATCCTCAATGGGTATAATATTCCCGCAACAGAAAGCAGCATGAAAGCCAACTCAATAACTGTAAACCGCAAAGCCTTTGAAACCTTACTAAAGTCCTCAAAGCAAGCTTTGTTAGAGCTAGAATTAGAAAACGTGGATCACTCATGCCTGACATACGGGCATGAGTTGACCATCAAGCCAACCATGCAGGTAATTAAATCCCTAAAAGCAGCAATACAGAAAATACAACCATGAAAGCCAAAACCAAAAAACCAACCAAAGCCAACAAAGCAGTCGCAAAGTTAATTGAACTTAAGATAATGGGAACCAACCCAAAACTTGCAGAGTGGCTTACTAAAATAGTAACCCATTGCCCCAATGCGACAGATGTAGAGATCTCTTTTTCGGGCTCTGGAGATAGCGGTGATATCGATGACGTAGATATTGAACCCTCGACAGCAGAAGAAAACGATGCCCTTCGTGCTAGCGATTGGGATTCTGGCGACGAAGTGGTGTTTAAGTTAATTCAGGCGCATGTAACGTGCGATTGGGTCAACAATGAGGGCGGGGGAGGGGTGCTTAAAATAGACTTAACTACTCTAAATATGGAGGTGACTTCATATTATTATGAGCGAACTGAAACTGACTGCGATGCAAGTACCGTCTCGCTATTGGAAGGGAAAGAATAATATGCACCCCTACCACCACTCACTATCATCAGCTAAAAAGTTCGGTGGAACGCCAGAAGATTACCTGGCTATCCACTCCTGGTTCGATGAAAGCAAGCGTTACTACGCAGACTTCAGGCACAGAGTCCTAAGGCATCACGCAGAAGGCATCTTTGCTTGTGAAGATAAGTTTGGGGTAACCATGACTAACAGCTACGGAAAGACAATTCCTGTCAGGTATATAGGGGAGCAACATGTCAAGGAAGATATGGGGTTCATCCCATCCCTACAAGATTGGTGCGCCTCAATTCAAACACAGCCGTGGATGCACCGAACCCCGCAACACGTAGACAAAGACACATTAGCAGAAGTTAAATCCCCACTCCCACTCAAGACACAAAAGACCAAAGTAACAAACGTAACATTATAAACAGAAAATAAATATATGACCGTAAGAATCACCGAAAACTTTTTGAACGAAGTAGAAACCAACATTAAACAAAAGTGTAGCTCGGCAATTAAAGCTGAGTTTGGATCCCCCAATTGCGAAATTCCTGTAGATTTTAGCGACATGGCGTTTGTAGACAATATATTGTGGGGTAAGTACCTGCCGTTAAAAGCTACAACCCCTGCTGAATGGCGCAATGGGTTTGACGTAGGCCCAGATAGATACAGAAAAGGAATAGAAGTTAGCATTGCTAAAGGTGGGTTAACTTTTAGGCTACATCCAACAAGCACTATAAAAAACTATACTCTCCCACCTGACATGCGTGAGTTTACTACATATATGCTTGTGTCTGGTAGGCACCCTAAAATAGACGAAATGATCGCAGAGTTTAAACTGCGCACAAAATTAGCTGAGAAATGGGACGCTACAAAAGAAAAAGTTATAACATTCCTTAAATCCTGTCGCAGCTTAAACCACGCAGTAACCGTATGGCCCGAGGTAAAATCCTTTATTCCAAAGGACATTATCGAAACGATGACGCGCTCAATTGAAACCAAGCAGAAAGAAAAAGCCGCAAAGTCAAGTAACCCAGAGGACGTATTAAAGACCATCGATACCTCAGCTCTAGTAGGTGACCTTGTAGCCCTGCGATTCGCAACTGGGAACTGAAGATATGAACACACCACCAAAACTAAAAGCCTTTTGGTTCCACTACAATAAGCCTCTGTCGCTTCAGAGAAAGAAAAACATACTTACAATCCACTTCAACGGAGCTTGCCACTTCGTAGAGGGGTTAGACTGCCGAGTGCCCATCAAAACCCGTAATAGGAAAGCCCAACCGAGATGCGTTATGGCAGGTAGGGCCACCAATATCCAGATAGTAAACGAAACCGCAATAATACACAGCTAAACCAAATGAACACCTAACTATGAGTGACAATATAAAACAGACGCTCCTTGTATACGACAGCAACATAGCGCGCTGGAAAGTCATAGAGACTTTTGAAAACCAGAAGGACGCCGAAGAGTTTGTAAAAACTTCCCGCAAAATCAAAGCGGGCGGCTGGCAAATTATACCATACGAAGACTCACACGAATACGATCACCTATGAACACACCAGACATTATCGACCACGACATAAACCGGCCCATCGAACCTCGCCCCTATGACCACTTCACGGATATCTACCAACTGGACGGGGAGATTTACAACAGGGGCAACTACGCGACCATTGAGGAAGCCCGTAAGCACGGGGCAACCCATAAATTCGGAACAATAGACGCAGGCTACTCCGCCATCCTCGACGGGATGGATGCCGTGAAAGCCGCTCTCCATTGTGTGGGAGCCGACATCAATGACCTCGGAGGCGACCTCCTCGTCAACAAACGCAGGAGATTCACCGACATTTCATTAAGAAGAGTCGATGAAGCCCTGTCCTCACTCATCAAACCAAACCGATTCAACAGCTAAACCAATGGAAGCAACTATAATTAAAGGCGATTTCCCTTACGAAGAAATCCGACAGCCCGATGGAAACTACTTTACAGACTGGCAAGCAGCCAAAAACGCTGGCTTCAACGACAACCAAATATGGTCAGTCACCGAAGCGGAAGGTGATGACGGATCAGAATGGATCATTACTGGCCCGCCGCACCACTTCGTCAACCACATAGGTCATATTGCAACCCTAGAGCGGCACGACAACAACACCTATTACGAAGAATGTTGGCGGACCGCCGAGGAAGCTGAAGAAGAAAACGCCTATTACGAAAACACCAACCAACTAGAATAAATATGAAAAAACTACCAGAAAAAATCGAAGCCAACATAATCGTCATCCTTGAAGCCGTGAGCGTAGCACTACGAGACAAACGCACCCTCACACTTATCGGAGACGACCTCGACCTTACGGACGAGGCTTTGGAAGAAATACTAGACGACGTGCTGGCGTATCTCACCGAGGACTACGCCTCTGGATGGGAAGAGACTCACCCGACAGACCTCCTCTCTAAAGAAGACATAGCAAGATGTTTAAAGGACTGCTCCCCCGCAGTAAAAGCGGCAATCAAACAACACAAGCAAACCACAACAACCAAATAGAAAACAAATAACATGTCAGAATACATAGACGCAACACCCACTTGGGAAGAAATAACCCCCGCAATTATCGAAATCATAAACGGAGATAATGACGAAGCCGCTAAGAACGCCATGGTAGAACTACGGCGTATGTCTCAGCTAGCAGACCGCATGAAGCTCATGGTCCCCGCCATGAATGAACTTCTTGAGGATCACCGCAAGATGTACCCGCTAGCCCACCCAAACTCTACCCTCAAGTGGGAAGAGTGTACCGTAGTTAATGACGCAATGGACGCACTAACAGGAAAACCAAAACCAAACATCATCATCCCATGACAAAATACATTGGAAAAGACTACAACGGATCATTGCCCTGCATTGACCCCTTAGCAATGGCCGAGCTTATGATTCGGCTAGAAAAGAAACGCTGCAACCCTGCAGCCCCGAAACCTAGCAGCATGACAACCTTGTTACGGTTTGTGTTCAAGATATTAAAGCTAAACAAATGAAAACAATACCACTACAAGATGCCCACAAAATCCTAGAAGATGCAAGTGCAATCATCATTGACGATGGAGTTCTAGTTTATCCTGCATTAGCAGATTTGGAGTTCTCCGATGAGAATGAGTTCATGTATATTACATGGAGCGACGAAGATGGACAGGAATATGATCTCCACTTTGCAGAGGGAGACAACCAAGAGGTAAAGATTTCTGGTTCCTCCATGTTCCTTCTTGATACCGATTCAGAAGAAGATGCGATTCAAATCACAATCCTAACAACAAAAGAATTAGAATAATATGAACGACAAAGAAATCATTCAGGAAATCATTCGTATCATCGAGAGAGATGGAGAAATAGAAACCGATGGAGAATGTTTAGACAAAGTATGGGACTTATTGGAAACGCATAATTATATGAACGATAGTTCAAACCACACTTAACCTAAACTACTAAAATGTTACTAAACAAAAAAGCAGTCAAGGAATACACACTACAAATGGCCAAATCCCTGCGTCCTTTCCATGCGTTTGAACGCGTTGGAGCTGACTTTATATTGCGTATCGATGCTGCGGTGCGTCGTGCCGTAGCAGCTGAAATTAAACAACACCCATCAAAAGGTAAAACATTACAATGAAAGTACTAATATCAGTTGCAGTAGCAACAGCACTATATGTCTACATAACCTATCAGAAAAAGAAATGTTATGTAGAGTACGTGCTACCAGATACCATTCACCTAACCTCAACCAAAAAATCTATATCCTTTTAGGGTATAATATCAGTTGACGTTACAAATATTATGCTCGTTATTTAACACATCAAAATGGACACAGAAAGCAACTACGAACTGGGGCTCACCCCAATGGTTCGAGCTAAATCCGACTTAGGCTTGATAAGCGATATAGTCAACAGGGCCCTAAGTGGGGACCCTGGAGACTCAGATGACATCAACAGAATTATGGAAACCGTGTCGGCCTCAATGAATGAGACGCCCTCTTCCCATATATTTAACAGCGACGAAAATGAAGATATTCTAATTGTCCTGGTCAAGCCTAAAGAAAAAATGGCCCTCATACTTAACCTCGAAGAACTTGAGCTTAAAGCTATGAAGAAAGTCGTTAACTCTTTTGGGTTTAACGAAGAAACCTTGAAACCAGTTTAAACCCATTCCCCGCAAAACTGCCGCAGCTTACTATCATCATCCCAAATAGTAGGCTGTGGCAGTCCCCAATTTGTATACAGATTTATGACAAAACAAGAGCTATGGAAAATTTACTCAAAACGCAACCCTTCATTCGACAGTAAAGAAGGTAACGTAACTATGACCGCGAGGGGTCTTAGAAAACTGTTTGATGTAACATGGGATACCGCTTTCTACGATGGCGAACTTGAAGAAGACCCAGCAAACTCCGACAAAAGCGGGTTAGAGCACTTAAAAAAAATCTTAGGCATGCATTAATATGATTTGCACCAGTTGCCAACAAAAAACCTCAGTAACAGATAGCCGAAGGTTAGATGGAGTAACGTACAGGAGACGCGCATGTGAGTGCGGCATCGTCACGTTCACTAAAGAAGACCTCATAGACAATTGGCCTTACCACTCCAAACGAAAACGTATCTACAAGAAAAGAACCAATCCAACTGAAGCAGTACCTTTCAGTTTATCCGTAGAAAAGTGGGGCCTAAACGTAACTAAAGATAGCCCTGAATGGCTAAAAAACCTAGCCCTAAAGCTATAGCTACTTCTTTGACCTATTTGCCGATGCGCTCATTACATGCAAGTTTCCCTTGCTATTGTTCATCGGGTTACTGTCTTTGTGATCAACGTCTTTACCGTCGCCTTTGTTAACTCTTCCCTGCGCTAGTAACCTACGGCGAGCTGCGTTCCTAGAAGCCCTACGCTTTAATTGCTGCGGGGTTCCTTGGTACTCTTTATATTCCTTTTTGTAGTCTCTCATACCGATTTAGATTTCCAGCAATTACTTGGGAAGTGCATATCTGTTGTAACACCCTTAGCTAAAATCTCAAGGGGCAAGTGAACCTGTACAGCATTAAAACAACTACAAACCGCGCAACCTTTAAGATCCCCATCGTGTGTGGTACCCCTGTTACCCAGTACTTTTTTGGTCACACCGACTAGATTATTGCAACCCAGACACCCAGCAATAGTTTGGTTTTGTGGGCAAGCCGCACAAATGCCAGCTCGCTTCTCAGCTTCTTCTGGGTCTACAAGCTTAATGCCAGACATTACCCAGCTAGAAGCTACTGTTAAAAAATTCTTAACATCTGATATTTTAATTGAACGAAGGGCGTCAGATTCAGTATTAGCTACCTCAGCACATGTCCCTTCCACGTAATTCTGACACATTTCATCTTCAACAATAGCCTCCCAACCAGGAGGCACGTTAATCCCGTTAGCAATTCTATGCATCAATACATCCCGCAATACAGAATCAAGAGTAAAATGACTGAACCTGGCCCCAGTCGTTTTCTCAGTATAAGTAAACCCACCACGAGGAACTGAATTTTTATCTATGAAAACTTTCATTAAGTCTTTTATCTGCGCTATTTTTGAAGTTGTTATTACATTTGGTGCATTATTCTTAGTAGGGTTAGCGCTAGCCCTACTTCTCCAAAGATGCACAAAACAAAAAGCTAGTCATCCAACGATTGCCTACTCGGGTATTCATTTATTGCATCCTTCAAAGCTTGAAGTCTTTTAGGAAACTCAGGTAGCCCAACTGCATTTTCAAAAGTTACTTTACTAGGGATGCTCTTTATAAAGACACCAGATTTCACCTGCCCAATATCGTCTTTTTCTACTTTTGCTGCAGCTAAAGCTCGGACAATCTTATCTTCAGGTACGCCAAGAGTCTTCAAAGCCAGGTAATCTTTCCGCAAAGATTTGATTGCCTCCATGCGAGCATTATTAGACTGCGTGTAGTTATCTTTAATCTTCTGTAAATCAGGAGTGCCCCTAAACCGGTACGCTTGTGTAGCCAGTAAGGCAGCTTGCGAAGCCATGTGTTTATACTGTGGGACTTTACCCTGCTGAAAATTTTGCAGTGAGTCTATCTCAGACATACGCTGCCCAATTAAAGGCCCCACAACCTCGTTTTGCAGCTCGTAAACCTTACCATCTCCTCGCATCTGCCCTGTAGCCGCTTTATAAATACGGGAACCAATGTTAAAGCTTCCTGGGGATAGTGAATCAGCAACCAAGCTAGCCCTCGCTAATGTTTTGTTCCATGTAGTGTCAGCCTCGTTAAATACAGGTCGCCCATTTTTATCTACGCCTCTTATTGCGCTAATAACTGCTCCCGCTAATAACTGCTCTGCCGTCCAAGGCTCTACTACCTTTTTAGCAAACTCCCAAGCCGCAGCCCCAACCCCGCCACCGTTGTCAAGTTCCTGCTTCGCTACAATAAACGGATTTTGAATTGAGCTGTATGGGTTCAAGTAGCTCAAGTCCCAAAAGCTCGCCTTACCATCCTCTAACTTACCCGTCATAAGAAGCAGCCCATCAACTTGCCACGAAGGTAGAAAACGACGAAGCGCCTCTTCGTCATCGTCATCAAGACCGATAGCGTTTCTAGCAACAAGAGCAAGGGCTGGTAGTGCCGCTTGCGCTGCAGCAAAAGATGCAAGCCTGATTATACCGCTTTTCTGAAGTGCAGGATTACCGCTTCTAGCATCTGCCCACCCAACTTTAACCGTGTTTGCGCTTGTACGGATGATCTCACTCGTCCAAGAGATAAATGGAGCAAAGTATGGGTGGGATTTGAATAGATCGTTTACAACCTTAGGTATCTGACTATATGTTGGTAGCACTTTCCTGACTCTCTCAGCCGCCATCCGGTCTAGCGATTCCTCAGTTGCACTCGGAAATGCTTTCTGCATTGTAGACCTCTCGCTCTCAAACGCTACTATCTTCCAAAAGTCATCGCCAGCACTGTAGGCCCCTACAAGTCGCTCGTTCACACCTTTGGCCACATCCTTAGCTTTAGATATTACACCCCCAAAAGCTTTGCTTGGGTTCCTATCAAAAATAACTGCCGTCAATTCCTTAACTACGTTCGCCTTGACGTTGTCGTTGACAACTCCGTTCTTAATAAGACGCTCAACGTAACTTGTAACTGCAACAGACCGCTCTGGGGCCAGCCCCACAAGGTTAGGTCCGACATTATTAGCCGCACCAGACAGCCGTTTAAAGAACCCCAGCTTGACCAAATCAGTAGTAAGGTATCCATTTCCAGCAATTATCAGTCCGTTACCCAGGAAGTTCCTGACGTTAGATTGCGGCATATTGTAAACCGTCTTTGAGGCCATAGATAAGCCCGTCAAAGTAGACAACGCTTCCTGTACTATATTTTTCTTGTAAGTCTTAGATAGCTCAGTGAAAGCCTCTTTAATAATTTCAGGCCCATACACCCCACCCATAGGGTTAGGGCTTGAGCTGGCTCCTTCTGGAAAAACTGGAACCCAGTGAGCAGGACGAGCACCCGAGCTTACCCCATCTTTCCACAAGAAAGGTTGAGCCCCGTTAAGCCCAGTATCCAGCAATTCCTGTTGAAAAGAGTGGTTAGCAATAAACGAAGCTAAGTTTATGTATGTCTTAGCATAGCTAACTTCAGGAGCTTTATACTCCCCCCAAAGCGCCCGAATCTCCGTTGGTATTTGACCCCTGACCTTCAAGATAGATACGTCTTTTTTACCTGGCAGAACTCCACCAAGCATAGCTACCGATTTGTCATCCCCAACACGAAGGTAATCGTTCATCAAAATATCTACGTCATTTTGAGTGACGGTAGATTTTGCAGTTAGCAGCGCATCTGACTTAGACGGCACTGGAAGGCCAGCCTCTTTTGCCGCCCTGCGAATCCTAGCCGCTTCAGTAGCTTCCAGTTGAGCCCTGAATATCTTAAGCGCATCATTCCTAATTTTTACTGACTCCGCTGACGTATCCTTAGAGATATGATCAGCCCACTCGCGGTTATCAAAGATTTCATACGACCTATTCAAATAAAGGCCCAAGTTGGCCCCTATTGTAGCCTTAAGGTTATCGCTCACCATGCCTTTAGATACTAGCTCGTTAGATAGCGCGTCAATTTGTGAGCGCATATCCGTTACTACATCCGCTAGTTCTTGGGGAAGGCTTGCTAACGCTGCCCGTCTAACGGCCTCACGCGTTTTATTGTTAGCCTTTATCTCCTTCAACCTATAAGCGTCAGTATTAGCAATAGCCACTTGACGAAGTACTGGGTCGGTCTCTGCTCGCACTTTTCTTTGTAAGGCTTTTACTTGTTTGTCTTGAGCTTCGGTCAACGTGTTGTCAGTTGTGCCAAGCGCATCCTGTAAATTTTGTTGGGCGGGTTTATGCTTAGAAACAAGTCGCTCAAATTTCTTAGCAGTTTCAGACACCCTAAATGCCGCTCCACGTATCTGAGCGTCCTTTCGGGCAATCTGGTTATGAACCCTCATATCCATCAGCCCTTGCCCAAACGGTCCACTGACCTTCCAGCCAGCAGATTCTTCAATCATCTTACGACGCTGGGCTCGGCTAGCGTACAATGCTGTAGCTGAATTAGCGTCCGCTCCCATACTTTCCGCAGCGCTAGGAGCAATCCCTGGGACCCTAGACAAAATATCCATGTAAGCTAGATTCTCGCTAAGCTCTGCTGCTAATTTAGGATCAAATGCTACCTGAAGCCGTGCGTTAATCAAACGCACCTTAGCCTGAATGTAGTTCGAGACTTCCTGCAAAACTCTAACTAGCTTGTTATCGCTCTTAGTGGATAGCTCAATGTGCAAATCCTCATATGTTTTACCAGTCAAATACCGCTCCGCAAACATACGCTTAAACTCGCCCACAACATTATACTTCTTCTCAAGGAAGTCATCTATAGTTTGCTGGTACTGCTCTTCGGTTTGGCCCTCAAATACGCGCACATAACGTTCAGCTGTCTCGCGCCTTTGCTGAGGTGTCATAACCTCATCGTGAAAGGCAATAGCCTTCTCCTCACCAACTCGGCCTTCACTATCGGGGTCAGCCAAATCATTTGCAAGAGCCGCAATATGAAGCTCCTCATGTTTAAGCATCTTAGTGATAAGAGCCTTAGCGTCGGCGTCGTTTAGCCCATCGATCTCTGCTGCAACCCAGTTAGGGTCATATCCTATTACAAGATTCCCTCCATCGATCATAGCCCAAGCTGGATGGCCAGCAGTATCCACTTCCTGGCGTAGCTCTATATTTGGCGAAGAAAAAGAGTCTCTAACTAGCGCATCCGCACGTGACACTTGCTCTGCAAAAACTTGTGTGTCTACCCCAGCGCTAGCTGACATAAGGGCTGAAGGATTAAATATAGTCCTAGAGCGGGTTCCCATATCATGCACTACTTCAATATCCAAAAGCATACCCATATCTTTTAGATACCCAATTTGCTTTGAAGACGGCTTACCAGTAAAGTAGAGTTTAGACGAGTCTCCTGTAAGTCTAAGAAAACCGTGGCCCTCCATAGCGTTACTAATATCGTCTCCGTTTAAAGACTTTAAATCGCCCTGACTCTGCTTATATAGTTTTTTAAATGTAGCTGGCTTGTTTTTTTCTAGCCATTCTAAAGCAGCTTGATCGTGCCCCCCTATAGTAAGCCCCCGTTCTCCAACAGATGTAGACTCCTCTACTGGTATAAAATCATTTGTTGAGCTTAACCACCCAGGCCCCTCTGGAAGATTTAGATCCCCAATATCAGGGTCTACCATGCCATTTGGGAACCCGTCAAAGTCTGGTTCTACCATTTTAGCCTTAGCCTCCGCAGACAAGTTCCGCCCATTTGCTCTGCCATCTCGCCATTCTCCGATTTTAGCATCGCTTTGCGGAGTCTCTGCCAACGCCATGATATTATCCATAGCTTGGCTCAAGATGCTATCAGGCCTTACATTGGTAGCCCCGATGAGATTTTTAAATATTTGTTTTACCTGCTCGTAAAGTGACCTGAATACACCCGTATTTTTAGGAGTAAGCCCTGGAATTGCTTCCTGAGACTGAAGCCACGCCGCAAACCTTGTATTAGTAAGCGTCTCGGTAAATAATTCATCCACGTTCGACAGACCATAAAACGTGTCATCGTTAGATATTTGCTTCCGCGCTGCCGTACTTAGTGATTCACCTTTTTGTGGAGCAAGAACTTGCTTGCGGATATGAGTGAGAATCTTGTTAAGGTCTCTAAAAGCAGTTACCTCAACTCCCTCCCTGGCATATCCTGGGCGAAGCTTATACAATACAATGTGGTGTAGAGCCTCATGGACAATCGTAGTCCCAACACCGCCCCTATGCAGACTTGCTGCATTTATCTGTATCTTACCCTCGTTGGATTTAGTTCCTGCCGTGTATAACCCAGCCCAGTTTTTATTGTTTTTAGAGTCTCGGTTTACCTCAAATTTAACTCCCGAAAAATCGTGCTTTGAGTTTGCTAGGTAATTGGCAAACACCCTGACTAGCTGCGGAGTTTTAAGGTCTGCTGCAATGTTCCTGAGCATATCCCTCACGTTAAACCCGCCAGTCTTTGGCCCACCATTAAGCTCGATAATTTTATCAAGATTGCGCGTAACTGTAGCTTCCAAAGCCTCCTTATCGAAATCCCTCGCTTGCGTGGAATCTGCACTCAGACTAGAAGTAGCTTCTTCCGTTTTTACCCAACGTTCCGTAGCCACAGACTGCTGCAACTTTTCACGAAGTCGGGTCTTAACAAAATCAACGACTCGTTTTCTCGACGGCGTAAGAGATTTTACATCTTTGCCTTCACGGATCATCTGCTCAGTGCTCTTCCAAATATTGTAATCAGCTGCGTTAAACTCTAGAAGTTCAGCCTCAACCTCAGACATGGCCGTTTCAAGCATGTCGCCCTGTTTCCCTGTCTCCTTGTTGACCTCAGGCTGTACGCTATTTTCAGGTGTTGGAGTTTCTTCAGAGTCCAAAGAAGCCTGTGTGTCGGCCTGCTCTGTTTCATTAGCTTCAGCGGTAGGGTCGACAGCATTAGAATCTGCAACAAGATCCCCCATTGTAGTTCCCGTATCCGCCACTGTCTGATCCAAAGAAAAACCAGCGCCAGTCCCAGGGCGCTTCTTTAAGTAAGGTATGACCTTCTTTTTAATGTCTGATATTACACCCGTCGGGTCTTTAAACTTTCCTTTATCCAGCCCTCGGTGCCTAGCAAAGTAAGTAACAACAGCTGCTCCAGCTATCCTGTCAGCTAGTTCAGCACCTATTGTAATAAGCTGCCCGTCTTCTGTAGTGACCGTCTCAGAAGCTAGCAGCTTTGCCTTTTCATTGATCTTCGCAATGTCTTTTTTGACTCGCTCTGGGTTTTCAATTTCAAACTTAGACTCTGGAGCCTCATATACTTTTTCAGCATATGCAGGCTGCATCGCGGGAATTACTACTTCATCGACAGAAACACCTGCCTTCTTCGCTTTGTTTTTTGCTTTCTTACCCTTTGTTTGCGCCTCGCTGTTACGCTTGCGCCCATCATCATTCTGGTATAAATCAGCAAGCGAAGCTCCATCCTCTGTCAACCCGCTAGCCAGAATGGGGGCCCCAGTATATCTACTGTGTCGGGCAAAGGTAACGTACGCTCTGCCAGTATCTTTTTCATACGCAACACCGATATTATCATGGTCGATGTTCTCTAACTCGCTTTTCGGTATGTATACTCGATCAGCGCCCTTAGTGGTATTAAGTACCTCAGCTAAAACATCAGCGTCATTTACAAACCCTGGGGCCACTTTAGTAATCGGCTTACCGTCAGAATCCAGCTCGCCCGTAGGGGCCTCAACAACTGGCAACGCTTTCTTGCTAATTACCCCCTTTGCCCCCGCAAATTTAACCTCCAGATTCTCGGTTTCTATAGGGGCTTGTGTATTAGTAGGCTCAGTATCTACAGCAGCATCTTTTTTATTGTCAGCGTAAAAATCTTCTGTCTCTTTAGCCTTTTGCTGACGTGCGGCCTCCTCTTTTGTAATCGTCGGAACGGATTCCTGCGCGGGAGGTGCAGCAATATCAGCAAGTTCTTTTTTCCCAGTAGCGAGTTCTTTAATAGACTCAAAAGGGTCCGCACCCTGCGGCACGTACACCCTACTAGCTTCGTCATAAACTGTGGGGCGAGTATCAAAATCGTAGATCGAAGTTCCAGTGCGCTCAAGGTAATCACCGAATGATTCATTTTGTTCTACTGGCTGGGCCTCAACGGTGCTACCGAGCCCCTTAAACAAGGCAAGCACCGACGAGGCTGGCTTATCGGCTAGCAGAGATTCTGGGTCTGCTGATTCAACTTCCTCCGCTGGCATTTGACGCAACTTTGCAATGGCGTCGTTTGCTTCATTGGAAGAGGAAACCACCTCCTGGCTGATCATGTCCAGGGGTCCTGTTGCTTCAGGTCCGATAGGTGTGGCGTCTTGCGGCACAGCAATATCAGGTGGTGTTTCGATAGTATTTTCAGTAGATACCGCTGTGGCGGCTACCGCAGGAGCTGGTTCTACCGCTGGGATAACTGGGGTAGGGTTCTCAGGAACCGCTGGGGTAACTGGGGTAGGGGTCTCAGGAATCGCTGGAGTAACTGGACCGGTAGCACTATCTTCGACAGTGGTTGCAGGAGCGGGAGTCTCGGCTACAGGCACAACCTCTGGAGTAACTAGACCAGCCGCATTATCTTCGACAGTGGTTGCAGGAGCGGGAGTCGAACCCGCGACTGGAGGATATGAGCCTCCCGACTTAGCCACTTGTCCATCCTGCGGTAAAATAGTGGGGGAGGGTGTTGCAGCTTCTGCGACTGCAGGAGTCCCCAATGCCCCCTGTAATACTTCAAGTTTATTAACTGAATCTTGCAGCTTAGCATTGCCAGCTTCACCAAAGTCAGTTGTTTGAAGTAGTGATTTACGGGACTCAAGTTCCCTAGATACCTCTTCAATAGTGGTATCCTTTGTGAAAATGGGGTCTGGTGGGGGAGGGATCTGAGCCACCGTTTTAGGCTGGGGCTGCAACCCTGCAACCCTGCGAGCCTGTTCGTCGGCAACTTGTTTAAGTGTATTATCGGTTGCCGTTTTATCCTCAGGGCTAAGCTTGTCGTAGTTAGTTTTAAGGCCTTCTCCGAATGCTTGCAGCTCGGTATCCGAAGTATCTGCTAATGGCTTACCATTTAACGTGAGTTCATTTTGTACTGGGGCTTTTCCGTTAAGGGGTTGCAGGGTTACAGGGTTTTCAACATTTGTGGGCTTGTTGGCTTGTGCTTCAGATATTACACCCGACTTTCCAGATTCGTCAGTGTCGGTATCATTACCCTCCATGTCATCCAAAATATCGTTTGCATTTGTGGACGCATCAGATTGCGATTGAGCTACGTCTCTGGCAAATTGGGCTACGTCTCTGTCAAATTTCTCTCGTAAAGCATTTGCCGTGGCAGGCGCATTATTGTTTTCAGCGTTAGTAGCTGCACGTTTAACAGCCCTACCAGCAAAGCTATCACGAAGTTTGCTTTGAGCTACTTTAAGCGAGCCAGGCCCAAACTCACCTACTACTTCAGCAAATACATCTTTCCAAGATATGTCATCACCAGCAGCTACAGTACCAGCAATTTCACCTAATCCGCCAGCAAGCCCTTGGGCTCCCATTTCAGTTAAGGCTTCTCCTGTTTTGGTGGCAAATTTTTTGCCAATAACTTTTTCGCCCTCTTTTAATATTCCGCTACCAAATACCCTCCCAAGTTTTCCTGCTATGCCAGCGGAAATTGCATCAAAAGCAGCAACGGGGACCCCTCGAATCAATGCTTTTTTGCGTATCGGAGATAGTTTCTCCTCATCTGAAAAATAACTCTTAATGCTATCTGGGTTAGACATATCCATCCCAGCTTTTTGCAGCTCATCTAAAACTTTGCTTCCATATTCCGTAGCGAGCGACCCAGCAAAAGTTCCTGCAACTTGTCCAGCTGTATAGCCTACAGCCGAACCAGCAGGACCCGCAATTGACCCAACAGCTCCCGCCGCAAGACCAGTTCCAGCTCCCGCCGCTAATGCAGGCACACTACCTGCAAGCCCTTCTCCCACTATGTTTGTGGTTATCTCAATAGGATTAGATAAAAATTCTCCAACAGCGTTCCACCCCTCTGCTTTTTGGTACGCTTCGTAATCTGGGGATATTTGCCGTGCCTTCTTATCACGCTCAAGTTCGGATATCCGTTGAGCAGCAGCGTCATCTACACGAGTTGTAGCAAGCAGCGCCTGAGTGGAAGAGTCCCAAGCATTTTTACCAGAGTTCACAATTCCCTCCATGGTACTTGGGGCTAACTCCGAATCCTTAAACTTGACAAACTCTTCCACATCTTTAAGGGAATCCACTTGCCCAGTATTAGCGGCATAATCTCGCGTTAGCTTCGCCCAATTAGACAACGTCTCCCGCTTGTATCTATTATCTAAAGATTGGTATTCTTCATCAGCCTCAACATCATCCCAAGAAGGGGGGATCAAGGCAGTCGGTTTATCGTCTTCAGAACTCTCTTTCTCAAGTGGGTCGTCAAGGGTAAGCATGTAATGTTATAGCGTAATTTTTATAAAGAAGGTAGTTGCGGTTTACCTTTGTAAACTTGTCCGTCTTTATCTCTGTAGATGGTGTCTTCCGCAGGCATTTCACCCCAGTCCCTATTTTTTGGGAGTAATGACTTTACAGGAGCTACCGTTGTAGCTGCATTTTTAGACTCAGTAGTTCCCGAAATACTACGCGTTTGAGTCTCCTCCTTCTTGGGTTTAGCGATACCTCGCTGCGCCATATAAGTATCCAAAATATGCTTATCAAAGTCATAGGAATCTCTGGCTTCCGCTATAGCGTCTAAGTGCGGTTGCAATAGAGTCGTCATTGTAGCCTGGTCCGACGACGAAAGCATAGGATCAGCTTTGATTTTGGCTATTTCAGCGTTAGCTTTAGCAACTTGAGCTTGGGACTTATTCATGCCAGCTCTAGCTTCTTTAGCATCGGAACTTGCGATATAGTCTTTATTGTCGGCCTCTACTTTTAATAGAGCGTCCCTTGGGTCTACGCCCTCTCTAACTAGCTGCTGATGTTGCTCTCTGGCTTGCGGAGACAGCTTCATTAGCAACCCTGTCATCTGTGTTTTGAGATTATCGCTAGCATCTTCACGTTGCAACTCACGGCTATATTTGGTCTCATCAAGTTGGTACCCATGCCCAATCTGCTGTGTTTCACGGGTAAATTCCTGCGCTTGCTGGCGAATTTTATCGGCGTTTAACACATCAAACATCCCATTCTTGCCCGTATCTACAGATTTAACGGCATCATCGAGAGCCGCCATAGGGTACCTATTGAAAATAGAATCCCGATCTTCCTTGTAGGTAGGGGAACTTGGGTTTAATTTAGAAAGTTCGCTCAAAGCTGGCCTGGCCTGGCTTCTGATCTCTTGAGTATCTTGCCACGCTGCGGATTCTTTACGGATATCCATATCCTGCTTGTAGAGTATCGCCTCTTGCCGCTCGCTCTCCCTAATACTATCATGCAAATCCGTGTTTCGGTATGCGGATAAATCAGCCAACTCTCGGTTAGTTAACCTCTTAGTTGTTGATGAAGGCGTTGGGGCTCCAGGCAAGCTGGAAGACTCTGATCTTGGTGCTAGCCCGTAAGAGTCTGCAGCAGATTGAAAAGGTTGTGTTGATTGAGCATCCATACTTTAATAAACCCTTACACGTAACCAATCATAGAATCAAAAGGACTTGACCTACTATATCTGCCCCGCTCCTCAGGTTTTTTTATTGATGCGGCAGCGGGAGCGGGAGCGGGAGCTGCAACGGGGGCCATATCATTCTTAGGTCTAGAGTAGTCCTCATTTGAAATGCCATATTTTTTATTAAAAGCTATGGAGTCATCCCGATAAAGTTTAACATTGCTACCAGCCCGTCTTTTCTGCTCATCAATGTGTACGGCACCCCCAGTTCTACGGTCTGCTCTGCTTAGATAGTCGTGTGCTGCCGCGATATGCGCAGGGTTAACTACCTCGCCCCTAAGCTGGGCTCTTTTAATATTTTGTATATTGGCCTTTGCCATTGCTAGCTGGTCTTTGGAGAGCCGCATCTCTTGCTGCACATCCCTTTCGTCTTGTTCGCGGTCAGCGATCCCTTGCCTAAAGTTGTCATACCTAGCAATACCAGCTTTTTGCCCAGCCTCATCAGTCATGTTAGCAGCTTTGGCTGCAGCTTGCCTAGCTGGAGCATTTTCGTAAATTTTTGCTAAAGCTGTACCGTAGTCATTTTTTGCCTTAAGGTCACCTTCTCGCTGCGTCTGCTTAAATGCCGCCATGTTATCTGCAGTAGATTGGTTAGCGAATGCCCCGTTACCTATTGGTACTGTAGGTATCGACAACCCGCTTAGGTACTGCTCAGCTTTAGTAGTGCTAACAAATGGGTCAATAGGAGCACTTACTGGCGTAATAGCTCCTGCTTGGTTCATTTGTATTGGGCTTGGAAGGCTATCTCTCAAACCGCTTATCTTTGCGGCTTGCTCATTCATTACTCTAGTACGTTCTTCTGGAGACACCTGAGGAAATGACTTCAGCTGCACATCATCTTTAAAATTATTGATGAGTGATGCCGATGAATTTTTTTGGGCTTCTTCTTCAAGTCGTTTTCTGTTTTCTTCAGCCGCTTGCTCTTGAGATATAATAGCCATAGTGTTTTAATGTTCTAAAAAAGGGAACGAAGTCTACCTGTATGGAAACCATGTGGGCTTTGTTGCAGCACGGACTGCGATGCCCCGCGAGCTTCTTTTACCTCACCATTGAGTAGCATTAGCGCTTTTGAGAAATACTGCTCAGCCCTCTCAAGGTCATTCTGGTCTTCATAAGCGAGAGACATCAGACCGAGTTTCAAAGCCCCCACGTTATCAGGATTCACAACGTCGCTATCTATTTGCAAGTCTTTGTAACGAAGTTTACACGTCAAGCGCAACTCAGTCGGTTTGCTATCGGCTTTGCCCATTATTTTGTACTCCCGATCCCCTTGGTCAATTATAGCCAAAATAGAAGCCCCGCTAGTGGCCGTAACTTCTCCTGGTCCGCCAGGAAGATACTCATGGTACCTGGAATAAACGACTACTGGGCGACCCTCAATTTGGGCCCCTAAAATAGACTCGCAGTCAGTAGGCAAAGTAAATACATGTGAGGTGGTAGTTAAAACACGCTCAATTACCAGCCCATTCCACTTACCAGAGTCGAAAAATCTCTTTCTCAACTGGTTTAAAGTGCTCAAGAATTCGGGGTAGGGGGTGGCCCCGAGAGGTCCGACATACTTTAATAGGAGTGATCTAGCGTCGGATACGAGCATATCAGTTTGCTTGGCCTCCTATACAGTTTCTTCCAATTTTGAGGAAACTTCCTCTTCTTCAATTGGCGTAGCCAAAGAGATAGCATTAACTAAGTCCAGCAATACGGGCACCTCAGAAACTTTAAGTTCCGAGCGATCAATGAACGTCCTCAAGTTGGCTAATTGTGCATCTGTTAGTTTTAGGTTGTTTAGTTTCATTATGGGATGATACGCTAATAATACACCCGAAGAAAAATATCAAGGGGTTATTTTAACAACGCATGAGTTACCCATCGATTACCATGTTATCTATGGTTTCTTTTTCTAGCATAGGATTATAATCATTTTTCCACATAGGGTGCCGCCCTTCCTCCAATTCAATTGCCTTTTGCTCTTCTTTGTGTTCTGGGCCAGTCATGCTTTTGGAGAACAAAGCGGCAAGCGCTGTATTAAAATCACCTAGATCAACAAAAGTTTCCCTTTGTGTTGATTGTGGTTCGTACAAAATAATATTGTAATCCAAAGGAAGCCCCCTAAATACCGTATGATGCCCGTTGAATTCCTGCTGAACTTGATGTGAATACCCAATAGGCCCAGGACAAAACTCTAATAATTTAATGCGCGAATCACTACTAAAATCGCACCACACCATATTAGTTGTTCCCGTGCCGTGCGGACCGATAATTGTATGTGCCGATCTAAATATTGAGATTTGTTCATCGACAGGCAATACATTTCCATTTTCGTCTTTGCCAGAAAAAATTACGAGGTTGCCATCTATTTTGTTATCTATTAAGAATTTTTTTAAACATTCAATAACATCTCTTTCATTTTCCAAATTCAAAACACGATAAATAGTGGCGTTATTCCTAGTATAAAAAATAATATTATTTCTTTCAACTGGTTTTGGTAATGAAGACGAAACCCAATCTATCAAATACGACATTAAATTTTTTGCCATTATGCACGGATAATGATCAGGCGTTGGCACGATTAGATTTCCAGCAACCCGTATAATTTCCCCAGAGGCAATCCACTCTATCCTATTATAGAAGTTTTCATCAAAGGTTTTAATTATGTTTTTGATAGCGGACGTATCGAGCATTAAAAACCTAAACGAATCATTTACAGTTGCCTTTAAGTACGCAAGCAAAGGTAAATTCTCCTGCAGCGTATGACCATAGTTGTTTGGCCACCAAGAATGAAATCCGACATAGTTTCCCTCCAATACTCTTGTCTTAGGATTTTTTTTTAAATTTTTTATATTATAATCATTCCACATAATCTCATTATAATATAAACAATTCTCTCTATCCTCTGAGTTAATTTTAAAAGGGTCTGACCACCCGCTGCCCTGTATTACTCTACTTTCGTTCCATGCACTTTGATTACACGGAGACGAATGCAAGTTTGACCATATCACATAGTTCCCATTTTTTATACAATGAATAGTAGGCAAATCTCTATCTATACCAATATCTTTCCATTCGGAAACTCTTACGGCATAATCATCAAAGAGTTTTTGCATGTCTGAATTTGGATGATGTATCTTGGGTGTGGTATTTAGCATATTTAAGTAGGTCTTAACTTTTGAACTAATTCAGCTCTAGGTAACTCTTTGTACTCTTCTGGTATATTTCTACCTCGCGTTCCTCCATCATAATGCACTAACGGTGAATCCATATACCCATCTTGTGCAGCATTCTGGCAGTAGTATGTTCTATTTTTTTCCGAACATTCTTTAGTAATTAAATTACATGTAATCGTTTTAAAGACAGTAGTAAATCTTGCAATTACATGCATATCGCTGCTCGAATTTCTATCTGACCAACAATTAGAAATTTCTCCTGGGTCTTTATCGAACCGATTGATAGCTTGTTCTATATCATTTAATCCGCGTTGACCTAAATAAACAGCACATCGTTCGCTTTTGAGAACTGAATCCTCTTGCATATAATTCAAAATATCAGGGGTAAAACTATAATTTATAACATCGTAATCCGCATATAATGTAGCTCCATTTATGCGAACATATTGACAGTAGGCTAAAAGCCTACGGTAACAACTCCTGTGGTACCTCCAATTCCGATTATCTGTTTTGTAAAAATTAGAATCAGGATAATCAATATCTATTCGTGCGTAAAGCGGGTTCTGTTTTGCATCTTTTTCACCTAGTATAATAGGGTTCCATCCTCTGTTTTCCCAGCTCCTTTTCCAAATTTCAAGAAACTGTTCACTATCTCTAGAAAACTTATTGTCGAATTGTTCATAATAACAAATTACGTTATGGTTATATCCCTTAGGTTTGGGTAGTTCGTCATTAGCTTTCCTAACGCAGTTATCATACAATATCTGATCGTACGAGTTTTTAGACATAAATGTATCCATCTCCTCGTTTGATATAGCCGATAAATACTTGGTTTTATTTTCCGACGATGAATTCCTATGTAGTATGTTTTCAATATACCCGCCCTCCAATAAATAGCTGGATATGTACTTGTTGCTATAAATGCGGTCTAGTGTGTGGTGCAACCCCGCTGCAGCTAATGAGGTGTCATACATAGTTATGTGTGCTTTTGCATAATTTTCAACGTCTTCAATAGGTATATCAAATATTTTAGATATAAATAAGGCAGTCCAGTTATATTCACAAAAGTCACTATTAAAATATGCAACAAAGTCACGTACCGATAATTCATTTCCATCTACAAATACCGGAAGCTGTAACTCCTGTTTTTTAATCTCAAAATACATAGATACGCACCTATGTAATGGTTCCCTATAAGACATTAAATATTTAAACGGCTTATCTGATAACGACTCTACAGTTCGTAAATTTAAATGGCTATTACCAAGCATGGATGCGCTAGTAACAATAACGGCAAATATATCAACGCCCTCAGTTTTAAGTGCCATTTCAAGCTCAGGCATTGTGACATCCACATACGCTTTTCTACTTTCATGTAACATGCTACGTAAAGACATGGCAAATACAATAAGATGCGGCGACTTTTGGTTATCCATAAAAACCGAGAATATCTTGTAGTCTAGCGCTCCATTGGAATAGCAATAAATCGAAAAGGCCAGCTGTAGAGCTTCCCGAGTATACGTTCCACCGCACTTTGGTACGTGTAGATAGCAGGGAACAAACTGGTGGCCTAAAGATACAGAAGTTCCATACCACGGCTTATTCATTATCAACCTTGCTAACGAGCCATCCGTGCATCCGTGTACTAAATAAACCCCTTGTCTAATGGGGTTGCCAAATTTTTCGCCCTCTTTTTTAAATGTAGTGTCTATCCCACACAGCCCCATATCTGTGCATTTATAAAACCATGTCCTAAAGCAGTGCTGCATTATTTTAGATGGCTTGCTTTTTGGTAGTATTTCTCCCCCACATAGTACATCAAACGCTAGTGGAATGTCTATGCAGGATTTCCACGTTTTATATTTAGCCATATCAGGAGGATATACAGCTACTCCCACTAAGTGTGTGATATACTCCATTTTTGTGCCCCCACCTACTTCCGTTTTTCTTGGGGGGCTATTTTGGAACATCCCTAAAAACGGTTTCCCCGAATATAAATACTCGTCAGCTAGTTTGTCTATCCACCCTACATCCACTGGGGTAGTATCAAGTTCCATCCAAAACCAAGGGGAGGTATTACTTATGCTATCAAGATAACTGATCGTACTATGCCAATAAAAATTGGGGCCCTGCGGCCATCCATGCGGCCCGTTATCCCTAAAAATATGTACTGATACTTTTGCAAACGAGCTTGATAACCCCTCCGCTACTTTCAAGGCATGATCTTTATCCGATGGGCGAGCCACAACCAACACTTCTCTAGTAGGGTAGGGGCCCAAAAATTGCAATACCCCACAGAAATCCTCTACTAAATCAGCATCGTGACTAGATACTGGGACAACGATTAACACTTAAGTAGCCACTCCCCATTTGTCTATTGGGCATTTTTCGGTTGGTAGCCTTAGCTTAGCCCAGGTACTGCATCCACATTGTTTGCACCTACCAGTTCCGTTGAGGGCTTCGGAGTCCCATAACTCGCATCCTTTACATGTCTCCAAACGCTCCTTAATAATACTTTCAGAAGCCACCTCCATTCCAGATCGTATCCATTTAGCGGCAGCATTTGCCGATGTTTTTAACATAGTAGCCAAGCCTGGGGATTCCGCCGTTTCTTTTCTTGTTTCCAAATCTTTTTTATACTTAAAAAGTACGCTATTATAAAGCGCTTCATCTTCTGGAGTTGCGGTTCCAAGGCGTTTTTCCCAATATGAAAATAACGCCCCAGGCTTAGTATTTATTCTAGAAAACCCCCGAGCAAGCCATTTATGGCGGTTGTTAGGTCTGTCGGCTATCGTTAGTGCGTACATTATTTCGCTTAGGTGATCTGTTTTCATTTTATTATCCTATATAAACACTTTGCCCACCAACGCCTACACTGGCAAACCCATAGGGTGAAGAGCAATCTGTTGGGCACTCCCAACAAGTAATCCCCCCTGGTTTTACATATTTTCCAGGGCAATTGGCCCCACTTGACCCTGCGGCGAGACCAAACGAAGTGGGTTGGTAATACCAAGGGTAGCAACTTGGCTTATCTGTAGAATACCCAGGAAAACACTCGCAAGTAGCGTAGGTATTACCGCTTGGTACACAGCTGGAGCATATTAGGTTTGTTTCAACGACATTACCATTTGGAGCCACATCGCCTGGCCATCTCAGTTCTGCGTAATAGAAGCACTCTCCCCCAACCTGGTAAGCAGGGTTGCTAGTATCAAATAGGTGAAGTCCAAAATCCGCACACGTAGCAGGGAAGGTTGTAAACATGCACTGCCAACATGTATACCTTTTATTTGTAGCCGCTGAAGTAACGGTAATTTGAGAGGCAGTCATGCCAGTCGGACAAGTTGGTTGGGCTGTGTAATACGAGCCTAAGTCTTCACACCTCTCTGTGTTGCAACAGGCACAGGGTATTGTTACTGTGTCAGCCATAGCATTCTAGGGTATGAAACTTGTTGGCCATGTCGGCGTTTCTGCAACGGGTTTGCCATTTAAAGTAACTGTTACCGTGCCGTCAGAATTACAAGTTGCAGTTATGTTTAGTGCGGACACTATAGTTTTAATCTCGGCTTTCACCGCTGCCTTGAGCTGTGTAGTATAAGTAGCGCCACCTTTAGTTGTGCCAGTAACCTTATCCGAACAAAGCACCCATCTCTCCTCCCCAGTTGCGTCAAATATTTTACGAAATTGGACTGTTGCCGCTCCGGTGATATCGCCAGTCCTTAGAAAAATGTGTCTAGTACTATCGTTTATAGTTATCTCTTGGGACGCATCCGTTGAGCCAAGTGAAATGTATTGTCCCGCATTAACCCCTTTTAGATCTAAGCTGCCAGGCATTAGTGTCGATGACCCTGTACTATCTGTAGATAAGTACTTAATGGCGGATACATAAGTAGAATTGGTTCCATTTTCAATAGAAAGCCCAAGGGCGTCCATCGCAGTGTTGGCGGTTCCATTTTGAGTTTTTAATTCACTTGCAGATATAGACGTAGAATCGGCCCCGTTTTTTACGTAAACGCCAAGCGCGTCAACTGTTGTCCATAAAGTAGCGCTGCTGCTTGTCTTTAACTCCAGTTTAGAATTCTCTAATGACAAATACGACTTGGATGTGCTACAACCCGCATCATTATAAACATTCCTTAAATAGACATCCTTGTAAGTAGCGTCAGGCTTTTGAGCACATGTAAGAGCAGTGCCCCCAGTAATCACATCCGAGCAAAGTACCCACCGCGTAGACCCAGTTCCATCCATAACTTGTTTAAAAGCACATGGTTTACCAGTAGGAGTTTCTATTGTAGTGAGTGCCCCTGACGTTTGAATTTTTACACTTCCTGTATTTGCAATCGTAACTGAACTTGTCCCATTAGTTAGTCCAATCGTTCCAACAGAGAATTGGGAGCTTTTTGCGCCCTCCCTAGCCCAAATATTCGCCGCATCCACCGTCATGCTATTAGTATTACCTGTTACAATAGTCGATGCTGTGGGGGTTAGGATATTGCTATTAGTCCCATCCCATAAACCTATAGTGCCTACTGAAAATTGGGCTTTTTTTGTGCCAGCTACGGCCCAAATATTCGCCGCATCCACCGTCATGCTATTAGAACTTGAGAGCAAGGCTACCTTAGTCGGTTCTATAGTAGCACTATTATAAGCAAGCCCCTTAACAAAAAGCTTTGAATTTTTTAAATCGAAATAACTATCTGAGTCATAGTTGCAAGATGCAGGGGTAGAAATGTAATTTCCAAATATGTCTTTGCCGTATAAATCTTTTAGGTCAGCACAAACTGTGCTTGTGTCATCTGCAAAACTGGGTCTATTAATTTGAGCTGGGGCAGGTCTAGCTGTCCTGACATCATCCCTGGGACCCTGTAGCACCGATACTGTAGGCCCGCTAGATTTGGAAATGTAAACTGAAGAATTAACCGCAAGTGAACTCGATGCTTTGTTCGCCTGTATTCCAGATACCCAATCCCTTAGTATATCCCCAGCTCGCTCCATAGCTTTGTAACGAAGCTCCTTACTGGCGGACTCGGCATCAATTTGAGTTTTTGGCGTCATACAAGCTTAGATTTTTATGCGAGCACAGAGGCATCCAAGACCTCTGCGTAAACTTTAACATATCCGTGTTGATACAGTTCTACCCTGGAGTCTATTAGGTAGTATCCAGTGCTTGGAACAGCAGTCTGAGCTGTTGCTGGCAAAGTGGTAGGGCTTACCTTTCCAGTAGCCGAAGCGGTTTCAGACTTAGAAACATTGACTACTGGAAAATTATAAGCCGATACCCACCCCGCATCAATCTTGGCAGTAGCTGCCTTAACTGTTGGGATAGCGGCCCCAGTTATTGTAATGGTAGGGTGTATACATGAAGGTATGTTAGCTACTACTGTAGTTGTAGATGAATATGTACTTGAACCAGTACCTTGCGTACTATCCCAACTATTATTAGAATTGCTCACTGAGTGGCTTGCGGAAGCATTCCCCTCTACGGTAACACTTACTTTCGTGCCAAACGCAACAACCGTATCAGACTTCGGTTTAAAAACGGGCCATCGGTTAATTACCGTGCCAGAAGAGTACTTTTTCCCCAAGGCTGTTAATATATGCGCCTCAGTACACGGAGTCGGCAAGAAAAAAACATGTGTAGAAGTTGGTATATTTGTGGCCCAAGTATCTTTCATCTTTATGACAAAGGATGGCGTTAAAGAGGACGCCCCCTTAGCCTCAGCCCTTTCAGACCCAGATAAAGACGTTGATGTGCCGTAAGCATACCCAGTCCAATCAGAGGCATAACTTCCATTGTCTGTAGTTTGATCCCAAACCACTTCAATACTTTCTAGTACGGGAGGTATGCTTAACGTAGCTCTAGATGGAAACTGCAAGCTTATTGCTGAGAGAGCTGCAGTAAGGTTAGTCGTATCAATAGTTCTGACTAGCTTGTAATCGGAAGATAGCGGACTTACATCGCTAAGCGCTCCTATTAAGGTGTCCCCAGTAGTAGTTATTTTTTCTGTGTATGGAACGACCGCCCCAATGGAAGCGTCATAATCTTGCCCTGTTAGGGTGGGGAGTGTCCCGTTGTCTCTAGAGGTTACTGAGGTTTTTTTAGTGAATTCCGATACTCTTTGAATAGATTTCTCTAACTCGTTTGTCCCTAATGTTATATCAGAAACTGCAGTGGCATCAGGTGAAATCGAAGTAGTCGTTTTAGCAGACGCACTTGCTCTATAGCGTTCGGGTATCACATCAGGCTTTTGAGCCGACTTAGCCTGCTGGTCGAATACAGAGGCTAACTCCGTCTTTTTAACGACAAAAGTTCCGTCCCCAAGAGCGTCACTCTCGACGGAGACTAAAGCTGATCTAGCCGTGAGAGTATCATCTCCCGTCTGATACGTCTCCGTAATAGTGGCCTTAATCCCATCGTTAGTTGTGGCCGTCTGAGTAAGAGTTTTAGATAGGGGAGTGGCGCGAGAAGTCTTGCGAAGTTTCTTAGTGAAAACTGTGGCTTGCTGTTCACTTGACTCAATTTCCCCTGTTGCTAGCACTGGAGCCGTCGCAGTTCCTGCTACGGTCTCCCAAGTAGTAGTTGCAGGAACTGCCACCCTAAATTTTGGTGGCGCTGGGTCTGGGGCTTCAATGGAATAGGATTTAGCACCAAACACGATGGGCACCTCGATGGTCTCCAAAACGCTCTTGCCCTTACTATCAGGCTTTACGCTCCCGCTAATAAGTAGCGCACTTGGCGTAACAGTAGCGCCTGGAAGCACTGACTGCGATTTAGTTACAGCTAGCTGGCCATCGTTCGTTATGACATACCCAGTTAAAGCTGGTCCAGGTAGAGACTCAAACACTCTAGTTACAGCTAAGTACCCGTTTAGGTTTTCTGGACGCGTTACCTCTTCATCCACCAAGAAAGCCCCAATCTCGTTGTGGTCGGGGGTTCCAGTTTGGAGCGGAGTGTACGAGCCCTCAGGCAAAATGTACTTCCTAATAATTATAGGGTGGTCAGTGGAGCCACCGCTATATTTTCTAGAGTCATTGTAAATATCTTGGTCGCCTCTATCCCCTGCCCATATCCTTCGCACCAACCTGTCATCCTCCCCAATAGGCCCTTGAAATACTAACTGCAGCCCAGGAAACTTATCTTGGTCTGGGTATGGGCTTCCATATGGTAGAGGAGTGTACCCAGCCAACCTAGAATCATGGATCGTTATAAGCTGTAGCTCCTCTATGGAGGCTGTTGGGTAGCTTACTATTGGCTTTGTTGGTGTTGGGTTAAATGAGGCCATCTTATAATAACAACTATTACTACATTATGTTAGCGTGATATTCAACCTGAAATTTTACTTGCTCTTGAGTGGTGTTTGCGATGGCAATTAGCGCACAAAACAATACATTTTTTTAGCTCGTTTAAAACGGCTTTAAGCCCATGAGAACGTATTAAAGCGTTAACTGTGCCTAGCTTTATGGATGGGTCAGGATGGTGCAGATCGAGAACTTCTGGTAGAGAGCGCTCCCCGCAAGACGAGCACCCATGCTGCATTTTATATGAGTTAACTTCTCTGACCATTTTAGCACGGTGACGCTTGCGCCTCTCAGTGAGCTTTGTAGTCGACGATTTTCGCGGACAAAGGTATACGCTCTTGTATACAAGTCTTAAAAAGCTACTCATTTTTACGGTATCCATCGGCCCATAAGATGAGGCTCAAGTTTAAGGCGTCTCTACAAATAGTTTCCTCTTCATGGTGAGGCTGCAAAGCATGTAACGATTCGTGTAGCAACACCTCTAGGTGTTCTTCGCCCACTAGACGTTCATCGATTTCAATGAGGTTTAGCGAGGCCGTGTACTGCCCTCTTGCTTTTTCCTTACCTAACTTTCGGTATAGTATCCGAACCCCCTTTAAGAGCTTCTTTTGCAATGGCTTTTGCATGACTAATTTGCCTTGCTTTAATGATTTGCCTGAGAGCTTGTCCATAAATTTCAATTGTGTTTCCAGTTGCTCCTACTTGGGGGGCCGCAGGAGTATGCGAAAAATGTCCAACTACCATATTCATAAAATTAGGCTACGGGTCTGATGCGAATGAAATCTCTAGCTAACGACTTAGCACGGATTTTTCTCCAAACTCCGTCTCCGCTTTCACTATCACGGTCTCCCCGCCCATTAGTGTTTCCTTCACATGTTACTATATGGGAACCCGTATCTTCTAATACAATTCCTACGTGTGAAAAATCAAAGGTGACTAGGTCTCCAGGGAGGGCCGTATCTTTGTCGGTATATATCCGAGTTGTTTTAGGGCGTAATTTAGCCCATTCAGTTAGCCCGTAGGCAAGGGCTGTCTTGGGCCTCCACTGCTCAGGTGTGCTAACTTTTAGGTTAAGCCAGGTGGCTACGTCTGGGTCTTTGACCCACTCCTTAATGCAAAAAGCCACAAAAGCCGCACACCAAGGCCACTCTGCCGGATCAAGGTTGGTGGCTTTTTGGTAATCAATGATACGGGGTCCGCGATTATTACCGCCGATTTCCCGAGTTCCTATTTCGGCTTGAGCTATAGCAATAAGTTTATGGTGCATTGTATGTAAAGTAAAAATTATTACCTAAAGTACAGAGCGAGCCCTAAAAATAAGAATGAAAGGGCAATCAGTGCTGCAGATATATGTTTTGCACTCATTTACGTTCTTTACGAAGCACATTTATGGCTCCTGCAACGGCCATGCCTGCTGCGGCAATGGCGTTGGCTTGTTCTGGGACCAATGTGATTCCTGCGGCGGATAGTACAAAGACCAACCCCCTCCAAGTTGAGGATTCAGCTAGACGGTCAAGGGCGTAGTTTAATACAATCATTTGTCTTTATATAATCTGGGTTGAGGTAGTACTGGGTTAAACCAGCTTAGGTTAGGTTGTTCTGCGGGGATATATTGTAACTTGAGGGAGATTTTTACGTTTCCATATTCCCCTATGTGGTCTCCTGTAGGTGGGATAGGGACTGAAACGCATCCGAAGGGTAAAAAACACGCTAGTAATAAGGCCCGCCTCATTTAATGGCTCCTTTTTCTAAAGTCCGTATACGCGACTCGTGATCATTTAAAGATATGTCATGCCTGCGATCCACGTCAGCGCTAGCCTCCATACGTATAAGTACTTCTTCAATTTTAGTCAGCCTAGCATCTGTTCGCTCGTATACTTTAGTAAACTCGACTCGTGTTACAAACTGAGACTGCAAGTATAGCATTGCCACAACTCCAAGTGGGGCGGCTAGCTTAGTAGCTGCGTCGAGTGTTTTATTTAGGGCGTCCATGCTCATAAGTTTAGCTATTGGCTTGTGCCAGTAATTTCCCCACGATCTCAGTAGTAGCTACCTCTTTAAGTCTATCTGTGATAAGCAGGTCCGTTTTAGTTTTGATTGCTGTTACATCTAAGGCGACAGTGCCAGTCGCTAAACGTGAGGACACTTTAGCGTCCAAATTGGCAAGTTCAGTAGTTAAGTTTGTTCTTACAGCGGTACTAATATCAGCCGCTGTAGGAATGGTATTCGTTACTGTTCGTGTAGTCGGAGTAGTCCAAACAGCGGTAGTAAT